CACACTCGTAAGGGGCAGATTGATAATCTGCCGCGTAATCTGAAAGCTCGGCTTACCACCGATCAACTTTTGGGTCACTCCTGAGAGGCACCCTTAGAGGCGGCGTTTACGTCGTATTCTAAGGCTAACCTTAGGATACTTCTTTTGTTTGACCCCTTCAAGGGTCAGAAGAGAAGTTTCTGCTTGATTTATCACCAAGCGCCAACCTTCTCTCGAACGCGAGAGGCTTCGGTCTCTTGTGGGTCTTGAGTGCAGGCGAGTTCTTCCTGCTCTTTATTCAAACTTTATTAACTTAAAATTTTATTATGGAAAACATAACTTTATTTAAATTAATAGAGCGAATAGGAGCGCGGGGATGGCGGGGTGTGTTGGAACACACTCGGCGCATCATGGGTGTCCTTAATAGGATTCTCATCTGCGTCTCTGGTGGTCCATCAAAAGGTCATTGCATTGCGTTATATGCAATGAGTAAGAGAATATATCAGATCTCTAAAAGGTCAGGTCTTCTCTTCACCTCCATTTATTTGAAGCAGGTTGGCTTTCACCTGCAGCAGTATGTTGGTGCAGAGAGACCTTTGGCACATAATCAAAAGGTCTTTATTTCTCTAACACGTAGTGGTATACCCCGCTTTATTCCTCCTATATACCGGAAACGGTTGAGAGGAGAGATTGATCCTGTGATTGTTAAGATAGTGTTATCTGTGTGTACACTATCTAGAATCATAAAGATCCTTCCTAGGTCAAAACGGCAGATAGATGTATCTACCATTGAGACTGAGGGGTCCCACTTAACTAGTACTATCGTTGAGACTATTGACTTTATGGAGGATAGAGCCTATGCGTTCTATGATCGATATTGTCCTAGTCTTCACTATCATCCTCTGAGGCTGGGTTATCGTTTTCGGCCTGTCCTTTCGGCAGGTCCAAACACTAACTTTCCTGTAATTAGGGAATCTTACCTAAGTTTAATGGGTTTGAGTAAGTTTTCTAAGCTTACTGCTTATCATGTACTTACCCTAGATGCAGGGGCCTTAATGGCATGGTGGAATAGTGAATTCATCCAAACTATTGGAGAGCTCTTCTTTCCTCATCGCATCTTCATTCCAGGAGATGTTATTGAGGAAGCAGGTCTCTCCAGTAGCAAGGATGAGTATACTATTTGGGACTATTTATTTACAATGGGTAAATCTATTGATATAGTTTACTCAGACTTTATAAAGCGTCCTTTCGATCTTACTAAGTTAGCTGTTAAGCTTGAGCATGCTGGCAAAGTCCGGCTGTTTGTAATGTGTAGTTCAGTAATACAAATGCTGCTCTACCCTTTACATGATTGGTCTATGGGAGTGCTGTCGACATTAAAGACAGATGGTACCTATAACCAAACAAAACCTTTGTTGGGTTTGATTGGAAAGAAGCACCTATTCTCCTTTGACCTAAAATCAGCAACGGATCTTTATCCTGCAGAGATCCTTCGAGCTTTGGTTACGTCTTTCTTTGGGAAAGAGTTTAGCAGGTGCTGGTTTGCGTTGATGACCACATCGAGCATAAATGTTCCCGATAGTAGATATAAACCCGAGAGACCTCGGAGGACATACTACAGGAGAGGTCAGCCTCTTGGGCTTTACTCTTCTTGGTCAATCTTCACAATGGTTCATCACCTTATTGTGTGGGTTTCAGCCGAGGCTGCATATCCCGGGGTTGACTTCCATGACTATGCTATATTAGGCGATGATTTAGTCATAGGTGATGCTGAGGTCGCTAAGAATTACGCTATTATGCTCGAAGCGAGTGGGGGAGTATTGTCGAAAGATAAGTCTCTTATCTCCGATCGAGGGTGTTGTGAATTCGCAAAACGATTCATCATGAACAATCATTTGGCATCCAGAGTGGATGTAAGTCCACTCTCTATGCCTCTGGTTCGAGTGCTAGATCGTTATTCACCACCATTTGTTTTCTCTAAGCTGGGAGTACCAGATTTAAAAGGTGCTTTTCGGTTAAAAGGAGCAGGTTATAAGGTGTATTCAAAACTTCAGGCTAAAAGGGACCCTTATAAAGTGATGGGTTCCTTAAGTCGGAAGTGGAGAAGGTTGATGGTAAGTCTTCATTCTCCTAGCGGACTATATCCACTGGATATAAAACTATGGTTAACATATCCAGCTTTCACTTTGCTGGACTGTTACCAAGAGGGGTTTGCATATGACTTTCTTATCTCACAGATGAAGCAACCAGAGCTAGATGAATTATCTATTCTGGAAGCCCGTCTGCTTTGGTCAGATGAGTCAGAGCGACTTTTCGAGTTTCATATTCAATCTCTAATTGTCATGCATTTAGAGTATGTGGTGTGGTATGCCAAAGCATCAACATGGAGGGACTACCCCCTCAGTTTCTTACTATCTCCGCCTGTAGCCCCCAAAGGGCTAATCAGACAGACGGATCGACAGCAGATCCATAAGTATGGTTATCCCTATAAATTATGGGATGCGATGCAGGTGTCATCTGTTAAAGACTGTTATAAGTTTGCAATAGGTGGCTCTGTAGAGCATAGGAGAGAGGCAGTTTGTATATGCCTTTTTAGTTTTAAGAAACTGGAGGGAGCAGTGTTCCTTAATGATGGTTGGTAGCTTAAGGAGCTATCAAACAAACTACCAGATTATAAGTCTTTAAGCGTATCTGAACGCTCGG